GGAAGCCTTTAATCGCTTCATAGACCATTTGTTCAAGTTTGGTAGTGTCAACTACTTGAGCCGCTTCGTGGCTAGTTACAGGGTCTTCTTTTCTAACCAACTTAAATGGTGGAGAGCCAAAGAACTTTTCTACTTGTCCACCAAACCATGTTTTATCTAATGTCATCATTCACTCCTATCATTATTAAAAAGGGGTACTCGCTGCGTCCATGTTCGTCCGGCACTTATTTGCCCATGGCATCCGCTTTCCCCCAAAAACTATCAAAATGGCATATCATCATCAAAACTGGTCGCTTTAGACCGCTCTGATGTTTTTGTTTGCTCTTTAGGCGAGAGTGCCAGTCCCATGAACTTGCCACCCTTACCCTCTTTGATCCATGCAGACAACCAATAGTCTTGACCATTGACTGTGATATTGCCTTTGTAATCAGGATGGTTTCCTGTTTCTTTCTTGTCGTTGCGGAAAAGTACTCCGCTATTGTCCCGAACCTGTTTATTGTCCATGTAACACTCCTTTATATGAAGAAAATTCTTTGTGATGCAGATTACATGCTTCCATTGCAACTAAATCTGCTAATTCACGATCTTTAAAATAACCAATGTGCTTATCTTTTCCAGCTACTGTTAATCGCACCCTCCATCTTTGTTCACGTTTAGCCCATCCAACATTCTTATTGCCGCTTGTATTACAAGACTTTATCTTTTGATTCTTTAGGTTTTCAGAATGTGATGCAGCTCGTAGGTTTTCAATCCTATTGTTGGATTTGTTTCCATCAATGTGATCCACTTCTTGTGGGAAATAACCATGATGAAACATAAAGATCAGTCTATGGGTCATGTAACCCTTACCAAATAAACCTATCATTCTGTAGCCATGACTATCTCTACCAGCAATTTGTCCAATAGAAACTCGTCTACCAGTTTGTTTTTTCCAAATAAGATTTCCATCTTCATAATAGAAAGTTTCATGTAACAACTTCTGACAGATTTCCATTAGATTTCCTTCGCTTTCTTTAACGCTGTACGCACTTTGCTTGGCAGAAGTGTCCAGAGGGCAATTTTCTGTTCCCCATCTAGGTTCTGCTCTTCTAATCTCACCCAAGCTGCCTTGGGATCACCCTGTTCGCAAGTAGCAATCAATTCAATTGCTAATTCCTCTAGGTATCTTAATTCCTCTTCAGGAATGTTGTCTGTTGCACCCTGAGTAGGTGTGATAACGACTGATTTACCATCTTCTGGGAGGTCTTCACCAGCATAAATGTAGAGTCCCAAGCCGTGCAGACTTAAAGCCTTTGTCATGCATCGCATGATGGCTGTGTTGACCGCAAACGCATCAGGATTAGGAATTGCTTTGTTTCGGTAGTCCATCACAGGCAATTGGCAGGTCATTGGTTTGCCAAACATGGTCACAGTAACGAATACCATTGCCGTGCCATTGATGTCCATGAAACACTTGTCACCAAACATCTCTACCTTGTAAGTAGCACCAGGATCAGCCTTTAGAGCTTCTGCCCATGCCCACGCCCATGACAGATAAGTAAGGTTGTTCTTCTTTTCTGTGTGAGCATTCACATCTCTTTTCAGTAACGCTTCTATTGACATATTAACTCCTGTAAGTATCAAACTCTTGATTGATTATTTGCTTTTGTTGGTCAAGGTCTAAATCCTTGAACTCAATGAAGTCTGCTTCTTGGCAACAGACTATTTTATTTCCCTTAACTGCCAAACAGTAGGGACAGTATTTGATATCTGAGAACTCTTCTACAAAGAATTGAAATAGCGTTTTCATTAGTGCAACCTATCAAAAGCCATTTCCCACAGAACATCGCTTGCCAGATCGGTGAGGCTATTCAACTCATCTTCTGTTAGTTCTGTCCCATCTTCGTAGCATCCATAAGAGAAGTAGGCATCTGCAAAATCTGGATAATCTCTTGGGTCTACTCCATCTACTTCTAGGTCTACGACCTTTTTTCCATTAAGAATCGGCATATTCACTCCTATTTGTTTATCAAAGTTGTCCGTTTTTGCAATTCGTCCCTGTCGCTGAGATCAACCCACATTGGGCGCAAGTTTCGATGGCATTGCAACTGTTTAACATGATGGACTTCACGCACAAGGTTGCCCAACACCTGTAATGTGCCACACCTTTTTAGCCTTTTTAATAGGGATAAACCCTAATTGACTTGCAAAAAAACAACACTACTATTCCGAGCATGAACTACGAAAACCTTGAAAAACAATGTGCGGAAACCCTACAGGGCTACGCCAATCGCATGGCTAGTGTCTATGTAGATGAGCCAGAGGACTTTACCGCTGCGGTAACTGCTCTGCTCTCCAGAACACTAGAACTTCACCTCAACAGACCCATTAACTTGGAGAATCTATACAAATGACACAAGCCGCCATCATTGATGCACTACAAAACGGCCCTTTAACCTCTCACGAACTGGCAGAAATCACAGGAATGAGCCAGGCAACAGTTATCTCAACTACCAAGAAACTACGCAATCAGAGTAAATTGACTGCCAAACTGGTGAAATCTGGGAAATTCTGGATTAACCAATACACCTTGGAAGAGGATGTACCAAAGCCTAGTCAGACTGTTTTCTGTGGAATCCAGACTCAGGGAATCTTTACCCCTGCTGAGTACCGAGCCATGAAAGCTCAACTGAACAAGTTGTACAAAAGACACGATTTTTCAAAAGACATCACAAATCATCAAAATATTTGATACAATTTTTACACGCGGCTAGGGTAGCTCCCGAAAAGATGATTCTTCACCATCCTGCCACCAGCGTGTCTTGTGAAGTCAACCAAAGAAGTAAGGTTAAACATGGCTACTCTTAGTCTAAAAAAACCACACCCAAAAGTGGTGATTGGCGAAACCCCATTAAAAAATATTCATGGTATGTACGCAGTAATGCGTCAAAGCCGAAATATTAAAAGTATGCGATTTACTTGCATACATGATTCCTTTCTCAGCGCTTTAAAAGAAGCTGACCGATTAGCAAGAGAAAACAATACTGAACGCTATTTAGTTGTTCAAGTTGTTGGTGCTCGAGATTGGGTGGCTTAACATGGCTGGCGATTGGATAAAACTTCAAAAAGACACTCCAGACAAACCAGAAGTTCTTGCAATAGCTGCAAGGATGAATTTAGACCCTGATGCAGTAGTTGGAAAACTAATTCGCATTTGGTCATGGTTTGACACTCACACTATTGATGGTAACGCATCAAGCGTTACTTTTGCGTTACTAGATCGTTTGGCTGGCGTTACAGGGTTTGCTGAACAAATGACTTTTGTTGGTTGGCTTGACCAAAAAGGACACTTACTTACCCTGCCTAACTTTGAGTATCACAATGGTGAAACAGCTAAAAAGAGGGCTTTAGGTAAAAATAGGCAAGAAAAACGCAGAAGCAACGATGAAAGTAACGCAAATAGTAACGCATCAAGCGTGACAAAAGCGTTACCAGAGAAGAGAAGAGAAGAGAAGAGTATTAAAGAAAACAAAGAGGATGCAACTAGCGTTGCCTTTGTTTTGCCAGATTGGGTTCCTAAAGAAACTTGGGAGCAATTTTTGGAAATGAGAAAGCGCATCAAGAAGCCGCCAACTGACTACGCCATCAAACTTCTGATTGACAAATTAAGTCGGTTTAGAAGCAATGGTCAGGACATTAAGTTGGTTTTGGAGAAATCAATCACTTCTGGTTGGCAAGATGTTTTTGAGATCAAAGGAAATCCTGCCGACAACATCAGGACTACAGTTCCACCTTCAAACGAACCAGACCCTGCGCTAACCAAGATTATTGAAGATGCCAAAAAAGCAACGCCTATGCCAGACCATATCAGACAGGCAATGGCTCAACTAAGGAGTAAATCTTGATCCACTATCATGGTTTACCAATAACTCCTGCCACAGTAGCTGTTAAAGCAATTGAAGGTGGTCATGCTTTTGTGTCATATGCTCATTCTGACCAACTTGCATCAGCCATAGAGGTTTGCCAGTCATTCGCAATAGACAATGGAGCATTCTCTGCTTGGAAACAGGGTAAGCCAATTACTGATTGGCAGCCGTTCTACGATTGGTCGCTAGACCTGAAAAAAGTACCTTCTTGTGACTTTGCTGTCATTCCAGATGTAATTGATGGAACAGAAGCAGACAATGATGCTTTGCTTAAAGACTGCCCTTTACCAACTTGGTTTGGCTCTCCAGTTTGGCATATGCACGAATCTTTAGAGCGTCTTGAACAACTAGCCAACACTTATGTTCGGGTATGCATTGGCAGTTCTGGAGATTTTGCAACAGTAGGAACTTCTAAATGGTGGGTAAGAATTGGCCAGGCAATGCGTGTTATTTGTGATGACATGGGTAGACCAGCCTGTAAGTTGCATGGTTTAAGGATGCTAGACCCTGCAATCTTTACCAAACTACCATTTTCATCAGCCGACAGCACCAATATTGGTAGGAATGTTGGTATTGATGTGCATTGGAAGCATGGCAATTATTTGCCGCCTACAAAGGAAGCAAGGGCGCAAATCATGCGTTCTAGGATCGAGGCATTCAATGCCCCATCTAAATGGAATTTTTATCAACCAATGGAACAGGAAACACTTTTATGATTTTTGCTTTAATAACTTATGCCGTGGCAATGACCTTGGCAAACCTTTTAGTGGCTACATTTGGCCCTGCAATCAGTCCTGTTAACGCATTTTTCCTAATTGGACTTGATCTAACATTAAGAGATTGGCTTCATGTTCGCCTGAAAACTTGGCAAATGGGTTGCTTAATTGTCGGCACAGGTGGGCTAACTTATCTACTTAACCCTGCTGCAGGAATGATTGCAGTAGCTTCCGCTATGTCATTTTTGATTGCCGCTTTAGTTGATTGGGCAGTATTTATGAAAACAACAGGATCATGGATTAAACGAGCAAATATCTCAAATACAGCTGGTGCTGCCGTGGATTCTTTGTTATTCCCAACCATAGCATTTGGTGTTTTGATGCCTGAAATCGTGGCACTTCAATTTATTGCCAAAGTATCTGGTGGTGCAATTTGGTCTTTTGTCTTAGAAAAGAAATTTAAGCATGAACTACTTTGAAGCCATGATCCTGTTAGACAAAGTAAAAGATGGAAAGAATGTTCCGCTTTACCTGATAAACAAGGCATTGGAGTTAACTGGTGACTTGGAGTAGGAGAAACATCCAAAGCCCAAGCGATAGGGTTCAACTAGAGCAGTCCGAGGCTAGAGAACTTTATCGTAATTGGGAATGGAATAAGAATCGTGACCTCATCAGGGCAAGACTTGAGAGAGCAGAGAGAATCTATGGAACTGGTGCAAGAGATCGCATAAGGGCGTACATGGCACAAATGAAAGATGGAACTTTAATATGACATTTATGGTGACATTCAAAGTAGATGGCGTACCAGTCCCAAAAGGTCGAGCAAGGTATGTCAAAAGGGGAAACTTTGTCCAAGCCTACACCCCTGAGAAAACAAGAACCTATGAAGCCTTGATTAAAGATGCTTCTAGGCAAGCAATGGGTGGCTCAGAACCTTTAGAAACCCCTGTAAGCCTGTATCTGTACATCAGAGTACCAATCCCCGCATCAGCAACCAAAAAACGCCTACAAGCGATTGCCGATGGATCAGAGAAACCAATAAAGAAGCCCGATGCGTCAAATATTTTGAAATCGGTGGAGGACGGCATGAATGGGGTTGTTTACCATGACGATTCGCAAATCATCAACATTCATGTAACGAAGGTGTTTTCTAGTGAACCAGGTGTTGATATTTGTGTGAAAGAGTGTTTAGAGTAAGGGTAAGTCCCTATTCAAGCATCAATAAAACATTGATAAAGTGTAATTTTTAACAGGAGTAAATATGTCCACATGGGAATTTGACACCACCACAGGTGCAGGTAGTGAAATCGTCACAGTTGTTTATGAGTATGAATCCGACCAAGATTCGACCTATAACGAGTCAATTAAAGAAATCTGGTTCGAGGGTAGAGATGTCATTGGCTTACTGTCTGATGAACAGTTCAAAGAACTAGAAATCGAGGCAGCCATGCGCTTTCAACATCACAAACTTAACTACAAGTTGGAGGATGTATGACCGAAGAGCGAAACGAGGTTCTTGAAGAGGTTGCCAAGGAGTTCGACAAAATGAAGTCCTTGGGTGATACAGCACAGAGTTTTGCATCTTATGTGCGAAACATGAAAACCTGCCCTCCATGTTTGAATACTTGTGAACAAGGCAGAAGGTGTCCTGCGAGGAACAAATGACCAAAGAACGAGAAGCATTGAAGCTGGCGCTGGAGGCGTTGGAGGAGGCTTGGTATCACGTTGGCACATTTCAGCCAACCGAGAAAGCAATAGACCTGTATGACGAGGCAAGAACCGCCATCAAAGAAGCCTTGGCACAACCAGAGCATGGTTGGACATCTGAACGCATTGCAGGGATGTCAAGATTAAAAGATGCTCAGGACAAAAAATTGGCACAGCCCAGCGTTAGCGTTGAGCAGGAGCCTGTGGCGTGGATGTATGAAGTCAATAATGCGCATACTTGTTTGGATTTATTTGAACCGCCTGATGATGCATATGACGAAGGAACTTTGCACCCCCTCTACACCACCCCACCACAGCGTAATCCTCTAACCAGAAAAGAAGTGCTGGCCATCATTGACAAGCACCCAGCAGAAAAGAAAACGGGTCTGCCAATGTTTTACCGCGACCAAGTGCTTGACATTGCCCGAGCCATCGAAGCCGCACACGGCATTAAGGGGGAAGCATGAAAAACTTTATATGTTCATGGTTTCATGGTGGTGGATATATCAAGCGTGATGAATTAGGGCGCATCAATTGGCAATGCAAAAAATGTGGAAGATGGGCAGACCCAGTTGAACTCAAGGAGAAGAACACATGATTGAAGCAATTGGTTGGATGTCAATCGGTGTTTTCTTTGCGCTATTGCCGCAAATATGTGTTGCTTTGTTATCTGCAATTGAAAAACATGAGTCGAAAAAGAACTAAACGCAAACAATGGGCATTGATTAACACGATCACCCATGCAATCGTTGGTGCGTCAATAACCCACAGAGAACGCCTAGACAAGCTCAGATTGATGGAATATTCAGCCCTAGAAGCCTTAACCAAGGGTCAAGGGACTATCCACGATTGGAGAACCCTTGTCGATGTTCTGAACCTATCGGAAACGATGGCTAGGCACAATATCGGAAAAGATGAAGTAATGCCTGTTTGCCAAAAAGCCCAAGATGCATTGCACCAGGCAGCCGAACGCTATCAAAAGACCATGAAAATGGGTTTATCAGGCGAGGGAATCAAAGCAGTCCGAGAGCTTATCGAGTATGCAGACCTCCAACAATCGAGCATTCCGAGGGCAGATTTTGAAAAGTACATCCAAAAAACCAAAGATTACATTAAATCCAATGGAAACCTAGTAGTTGAAATTAAATGACTAAAGACGAAATTTACAAAATGGCACAAAAGGCTAATTTGCCAGCTTGTCACTTAACACACCCCAAAGCACTTGAACGCTTTGCTATCTTAGTTGCCAAACAACAGAGAGAGGAAGACGCAAAACTGGTGGAAAACATGACCCTAGAGTGGCCCGATCAACCAGAATTTGCCCAAGTAGAGAGAACAACTATTCAAGATTGCGCCAAAATTATCCGACAAAGGGTCGTTACCTATGATTGAACAAAAGAAAGACGCACCAGGCAATCCGCCCTACTGGGTATGCACTAAATGCAAATGGGCTTTTCCTGCTTTGCAAGAGGCTAACGAGCATGGCAGAAGATGCGGGAGAGATGAACCAGCCCCAACATATCGGCATTATGAACGGGAAATAACATGAATGAACCAACAAAAGCAATTCAATTTATTATTGATACAGCCCCTTTATATGCGAAGGCTAAGTCTGATCGTATGTTCTTGGAGGAATTCAAGAAATCAAAACACGCACAACTGAAAAGCCTTGCAAAAACTGAAGTACTTGGAAAACAGGACACATTCGCTTATGCACATCCTGAATATGTAGAAATACTTGAAGGAATCAGGGCAGCCGTTGAAATAGAGGAACGATACAGATGGTTGATGACAGCCGCCCAAGCTAAGGTTGAGTGCTGGAGAACCGCCCAGTACTCGGCACGCATGGAACAAAAAGCGACCCAATGAACAACAAACTAAGCGCAAAGGAACGATTGCACCTTGCAAGGGTTAAAAACCTGCCTTGTAGCGTTTGTCAGGCATCAGGGCCAAGCGAAGCACATCACTACAAACAGGGCTTACAGTACACTTGCATTGCCCTCTGTGTTGACTGTCACAGAAACCCGATACTTGGCTGGCATGGGCAAAAACGTGCATGGGCGATCAATAAAATGGATGAAATAGACGCCCTGAATGAAACGATCCGTAAACTATGCGAGCAAATGCCCCATAAAAGCGATAGAAGCCCGTTCTAGGCGTTTTTTAGGGCTTGTCTATACCAACCATGCCTGACGTAAAAAAAGAGCCTAAAGCCCTTAATCGATAGACAAAAGAAAACCCGCACAATGGCGGGTCAGAATCTAGCGTTTTGTAAGTATTCGGAGAATTAGGGCAATAGTGGCATAAATCATCTTAATAAACACAAACGCCCCGTGAATAGTAAGATTCTACATTTTTACCCTCTGGCACATCATCAGGGCGAATCAAATAGAGAGCCGCACCCCTTGGATCGCCTTGGATATAGGGTTTAATTTCTACTTGCGACATAGGCCAACCCAAAAACGCCCATTCACGGGTGTTTCTCATGCCGATAATGTGACCTAATCGCTTTTTCGCGCCTTTTTCAAGGTCTGCGATGGGTGAAAGTTTGCCAGAGTATTCGCTGCGCCAGTAGGGTTTGTTGGTTTTTTCATCGCGTTCGATGCACCCGCCATCAATACCGCATTCTTTTTCATGCCATCGGTGCAAGGTCATACTGATTTTGCGCAGTCTTTCAGCCTCTAAAGCTGTAAAACCTAAACTCATAAGAGTATTTTCTTGCGCTGTAATGCGCTGCTTTTCACGTTTTGTCATTGCCATGTCAACACCTATTGAGTAAACCCTGCGAATTGCAGGCCACAAAACCCTCATACAAGGGCTTTGCAGTCTGAAATTAGGCAGCTTTTTGCTGTACTTGCATAAAATCAGGGTTTAGACCTTGATACGTGCCTGGTTCATTTCTCATTGGCATCACAACAACAACAGCATCATTTTGGTTATTGTGAATTGCGCCAGAATAGTCGCCCCTTTGATGCAATGGGAAAACCTTGCCTTTTTTGGCGCCATAGTACATTGCAAGGGCTTCATTGCCCCTGACAATCAATTCTGGGTCAAAGTAGCTGATTTTTTGTTCTGAAAAGGCATCACGGGTAGGAACAACACGGGAAATGTCAGGATAACGTGCGTCTATTGCTTGGAAACGGGCATTTCCCAATAAATAGTAATCTTTTGCCCCGCCATCTATCGTTTCCAAATCAATAAATTCTGATTTTTTATCAATAGCTTTGATTGTGTCGGCTGGGATAATGATTTGAAACCCGTAAGAACTAGGGGCTTCGCTGACCACAATCGGGCATTGTCCTGCAAATAAAACGTGACCATCGGTTCCATAAACCATTGCAATGTCAGGGTGATTGATTGAAATGCAAACCCCTTGCAAATAGTAACGCAAATCTTTTTTGGCAGCGCAAATGAGGGCAGAACGTAAAACAGAAGTTTTGAGGGTAATTTTCATATGAACACCTATAAAAGAAAAAGAAAAGAAATTATTTGACCAAAACGTCAAAATAAGCCAAAGCCCCTATGCAAAGCAAAGATGCAATGACAAGGGCGGCGAATAGGTCTAAAAGAGTGTTTTTCATGCTATCACCTCTTGTTTTGCTACCAGCTTTTCTGACATGGCAGCCAAACCAAATGCAAAGATTTGGTCATTGTAATCTTCACGATTAAAGGCAAACCAACTCCCGAAGCTGCTATTTGATTTGCTAATTCGGTAAACCTTTCCATTTGAGTAACCAACGTACTCACCCTTGCGAAATGCTGATTTGTCGATGTTGGGATAGTTTTTCATATTGACACCTATTTAGAGCACTTTCCGATTGAAAGTAGGGTAAGAATAGCACCAAAAAAACAAAAAACTATTAGGACAAACCCTAATAAAGTACAATTTCTTTGAATTATTTATCAGATCACCATGCCAAGGCCGTCAACCCCTCAAACCCGTTACTTTCAGAGACAGTTAACAGCCCCTGAGAAAATGATTCTTTTATCGGCTGGTGAGGGTAATTTGATCAAGGGTTTCGCAAACGTGTTAGCCCTCTATCAGGAAGCACACAATCAAGGGTACAGGCCAAGTATGGAAACGGGTTTTTTAAAAATAGTCTCGGAAACAACAAGCAGCCCCAATGAAGATGATCTAGTAAGGGATAGTAAGAGGGAATCAATAGGGAATGGATAGGATAGAACCTTGAACAACATTAGAACAAGTACCCTAGAAAAGGTGCATAAGAATCATTCGCATCTAGCAAACGCAAATGAGAATCATTCGCATTTAGGATCGCTAATGGTAAACCCTGATCTGTATGCCTGGACAGTACTGGACAGATCGACAGTAGGGTAATCCCGAAGTATGGGGGGGAGGGGGTAGTCGGTGGCTTAGGATATTTGTGGTACACCCCCCATTCAGAAAAAACGAAATTGACCATCCAAGGAGGACAAATGGAACAGTTGAAACGAGGCAGAGGACGACCAAAAGGAAGTGTGAAGATGACGATACAGAGGTTTGCTGATAATCCGCCTGCTGTATTGCCTAAGACTGATCACCAGAGGCTCAAGGAGTTGAAGGAGTTGATGATTAGGAGTGGAGGTAAGGATGTTGCTCAGAAGGTGATAGAGATAGCATTGAATGATGACCATCCACATCAATTGGTTGCTTTGAAGATGTGTTTAGACAGGACTCTACCTATTTCTATGTTTGAGAAGGATAAGAGTCAAAGAAGTGCTGTTAGCATCACTATTACTGGGATAGGTGGAGAGCCGACCATAATCAACCCTGAAGAACCAATAGACGTGGAGCCTAAATATGGCTGATTTGAACTTTGCTTTACTGCCATGGCAACAAGAGGTTTTTAGCGACAAAACGAGGTTCAAGGTTGTTGCGGCTGGTCGAAGGTGTGGTAAGAGCCGTATGGCTGCTGTAACGCTCTTGATTGAGGGTTTACGTTGTCCACAGGGTTCGGCTGTGTTGTATGTTAGTCCCACTATGGGACAGTCTAGGCAAATTGTCTGGGACTTGTTGTTAGACCTTGGAAGAGAGGTAATCCAGAGTAGTCATGTGAACAACTTAGATATCACTCTGATAAACGGAGCAAGGATATACGTTCGTGGTGCTGACAGACCAGATACCCTTCGTGGTGTGTCCTTGACCTATGCCGTACTAGATGAGGTAGCCGACATTAAGCCTGAAGCATGGGAACAGGTCATTCGAGCATCTCTATCTGATAAACGAGGAAGAGCCTTGTTCATCGGCACTCCCAAAGGGCGTAATTGGTTCTATGACACCTTTAAATTGGGTGAGAGTGAGGATGATCCTGACTGGAAGAGTTGGCACTTCACTACCGCAGACAACCCTTTGATTGACCAAAAAGAGATTGAATCTGCTAAAAAGACGCTTAGTTCCTTTGCTTTTAAACAGGAATACATGGCAAGCTTTACCAATGCGGGTTCAGACATCTTCAAGGAAGAATGGATTAAATATGGGGTTGAGCCTCAATATGGAAGCTATTACATCGCTGTTGACCTAGCAGGATTTGAAGAGGTTGCCAAACAAGCCGCTAACTCTAAGAAGCGTCTGGATGAGTCCGCTATCTCGATAGTGAAGGTTACGGACGATGGGAAGTGGTTTGTCCAGAAGATTGAGCATGGAAGATGGGATATTCGGGAAACTGCTGCCAAGATATTGATTGCTATTCGGGATTACAGACCTTTGGCAGTAGGGATTGAGAGGGGGGCGCTAAAGAATGCTGTTTTACCCTACCTGAGTGACCTTATGCGAAAAAACAACACCTTTGCGCATATCGTTGATTTGACTCATGGAAATAGAAAAAAAGCAGACAGGATAATCTGGGCTTTACAAGGTCGGTTTGAGCATGGCAGAATTGTGTTAAATTCTGAGGAAGATTGGGATGAGTTCGTAGACCAGTTAATCCTGTTCCCTGCTCAAGGAGTTCACGATGACTTGCCTGACTCCCTTAGTTACATTGACCAACTTGCTGTTACATCTTATATGGAAGAAGATGATAGTGAGGAATGGACACCAGTAGATATTATTTCAGGGGTATAAGAATGGAATTCCAAGAACCCAGCGAGTCTGACAAAGAACTTGTCGCCTTTGTTGTTAACCATTGTGATCGCTGGCGTGATTACCGAGATACCAATTACCTAGATGAATGGCTTGAATACGAGCGTATCTTTACTGGTGAATGGGCTGCTGAAGATAAGACTCGTGATTCCGAGCGTAGTCGAATTGTCACTCCTGCTACTCAACAAGCCGTAGAGACACGCCATGCCGAAATCATGGAGGCTATCTTCGGTCAAGGTGAATTCTTTGACATCCAAGACGATATTCGTGATGTCAACAACAATCCATTAGATGTTGCAGCTATCAAGGCTCAACTCATGGAAGACTTCAAGGTCGATAAGATTCGCAAGTCTATTGACCAGATTGAACTTCTTGCTGAACTCTATGGAACTGGTATCGGTGAGATTGTTGTCAAAACAGAGAAGGTTTATGTTCCTGCAACACAACCTATTCCTGGTCAAGTCGGACAAGCAGCAATTGGTGTCGTAGAAAAAGACCGAATTGCAGTCAAGATTGTTCCTGTTAATCCTCGCAACTTCCTGTTTGACCCTAACGGCACATCTATTGATGACTGTATGGGCGTGGCTATTGAGAAATATGTCTCTATCCACAAGGTTGTTAAAGGTCAAGAAGATGGTATCTATCGCAAGGTAGAAATCGGTACTGACTCTATGGATACAGACTTAGAGCCTACCCAAGAGATTACTCAGTACGAAGACGATAAAGTTAAGTTGTTGACTTACTATGGTCTAGTTCCTAGGGAATACCTTGAGCAACTGGAAAACGAAGATGGTGAAGTAGAAGACTTGTTCCCTGAAGACTCAGTTCAGGACGAGTATTCCGATCTGGTTGAAGCAATTGTTGTGATTGCAAATGATGGCGTTCTTCTGAAAGCAGAAAAGAACCCATACATGATGAAAGACCGCCCAATCCTTGCGTATCAGGACGACACAGTTCCTAATCGCTTATTGGGTCGTGGTACTGTAGAGAAGGCTTACAACTCACAGAAGGCTATTGATGCCCAAGTTCGTAGCCACTTAGACTCTTTGGCGCTGACTACAAGCCCAATGATGGCTATGGATGCTACTCGCTTGCCTCGTGGTGCTAAGTTTGAAGTGCGACCAGGTAAGGCTATCCTGACAAATGGCAATCCTAATGAGATTCTGTTCCCATTCAAGTTTGGCAATACTGATGGCTCTAACCTGACTACTGCTAAAGAGTTTGAGCGTATGCTTTTACAGGCTACTGGTACGCTAGATTCTCAAGGAATGGTGTCTGCTGTATCCCGTGATGCAGGTCAAGGTGGTATTTCGATGGCTGTTGCCTCGATTATTAAGAAATACAAGCGTACATTGGTGAACTTCCAAGAAGACTTCATGATTCCGTTCATCACCAAAGCTGCTTATCGCTATATGCAGTTTGACCCAGAGCGTTATCCTACTGTGGACATGAAGTTTATTCCGACTGCCGCATTGGGAATCATTGCTCGCGAGCATGAACAACAGCAGTTTATCTCTTTGCTCCAGACTCTTGGCCCAAATACTCCTGTTTTGCCAGTCATTCTCAAAGGAATCATGGCGAATTCCTCTCTGTCAAACCGCTATGAGTTGATTGAGATGCTCGATAAGATGTCTCAAGGCGATCCACAAGCACAACAAGCCCAAGCAATGCAACAACAGTTGGCTATGCAACTTGCTCAGGCTCAGATTGCTGTCCAAACGACTCAAGCAAAGCAGAATGAAGCAGAGGCTCAGAAGTTGTTGACAGAGGCTCAGTTGATGCCTATTGAGTTGCAGGCTAAGAGCATGGCGGCTACGACTAAGAATCTGCCAAACGAAGATGCTTTGGCTTCCAAAGAGTTTGATAAGCGAGTCAAGATTGCTGAATTGATGCTTAAAGAAGCAGATATTCAGAACAAGGCTAAGATTGTTGAAAAACAGATGACTAAACAATGAGTCCAGAGCTACAACGTTACTACGAAGAGCGTTTCTCCATGATGTCCACTCAGGGTTGGGTGGATTTAATGGAGGATGTTGACAACATGATTGAACCTTTGAATAATATTTCAACGATTGAAGACGAAAAAAGTCTACAATTTAGAAAAGGTGAGTTATCAATACTTATTTGGCTGAAAAACTTAAAGCAAGTCAGCGAGCGAGCATTTGAGGACTTAAATGAAAAGAATGTATGAATTCGCCTGTGTAAATGGGCATAAAACAGAGAGATTTGTTGATTATGAGGCAACAATTCTCAAATGTGAGTGCGGTGAGGAAACTCATCGTGTTCTATCAGCGCCAGCATTTCGACTAGAAGGTTGGTCTGGCTCTTTCCCAACGGCTTATAGCAAGTTTGGCAAGAGTCATACTGACAAGTTGAAGGCTGAACGCAAAGCCAACTCATAAGCAATTGTGCCGAGTTGAATCTCCTACAACCGAAAACGGCAGGAAAAGGAAATTAGTATGTTGATTGACAACGAACCAGAAGAGTTGAACGAGTTAGAAATCGAAGACCAGAAGGCTCAGCAAAAAGCAGAGCAAAAGAATGAACTTCCTGAGAAATACAGGGATAAAAGTTTAGACGAGATTGTGAAGATGCACCAAGAGGCTGAGAAGCTCATTGGTAAGCAAGCACAAGAAGTTGGCGAAGTACGCAAACTGGCAGATGAACTCATCAAACAGAACCTTAGTTCTAGGCAACAACACACAAAAACGGAAGAGCCTGAAGTAGATTTCTTTGAGAATCCACAGAAGGCAGTTCAACGGACAGTTGATAATCACCCTGACATCCTAGCTGCACGACAAGTGACGCTAGAGATGAAAAAGGCACAGATTCAGCAGAAGTTGGCTCAAGAACATCCCGACTTTGGCGAAATCGCTAAAGATCAGGACTTTGCTAACTGGGTTAAATCTAGCCCTGTTCGATTAAAGTTGTTTGAGCAAGCTGATGCGGGATATGATTACGACTCTGCCAATGAATTGCTGTCTACTTACAAGCAACTTCGTAGCGTGAAGACTAAGCAAGCAAGTGATGCTGGAGAAGCCACTCGCAAGCAGAATCTAAAGGCTGTTGGAGTTGATGTTGGTGGTTCTGGAGAATCTTCTAAGAAGGTTTATCGTAGGGCTGACCTTATTCGGCTGAAAATGCAAGACCCTGCCCGATATGAAGCGCTAAGTGACGAGATCATGCAAGCGTATCAAGAAGGCCGAGTTAAGTAACTTTTTTAATTTTTGGAGATTTAATTATGGCAAATACCGCCTTTTCCCCCACAAATAGTGTAACCACTACATCCGCAGCTAACTTCATTCCAGAGATTTGGAGTGATGA